GGGTGCTCGCGATAGAACCAGTACGCCACGCGCATGCCGACACGGTTTAACTCGACACCGCTGCGAATGCGATGCCCAATGGGCAGGAACGGCCACGTGTCTGCATCGAGCAGCGGGCAGTATTCGCTCTCAAGCAACTGAATCTGTAAAGGGACGATAAGCCCGGAGTTGCTGCGTCGATAGCGCAGGCGACCGAAAATCTCGCCGTCACGAATGAAGCAGCGCGTTGCGAGCGTCTGCTGGCCGAACTCGTTGAGAACGCCGTCGGCATCGCAGACCTTGCCCCAATCAGTGCGCAGCTTGGTATATCGCGCCTTCGCGCTCTCGCTGGCGATCTTGTCAAAACGCGGCGTGATACCTACGCCGATGAGGTTGGTCGTCCAACGTTGCTCGCCAGCCGCACCAGCCCAATCGTTGCGCACAACATCGCGCGTACGATTGCGTATCGTTTGTAGACCTGTTAGCGCCTTGTTCGGGCCGCTGGTCGGAGGGTTCCAGCCCTTCATGCGGCGACCCATGCCGGCCGCGTCGTACTTGTTGACGAGCGTGCCTAGATTCTTGCTCGGCTTGGCGCGAGGCGCCGCCTTGGTTTTGGCGGCCACTGTTGGCTTGCGGCGAGCGGGCATTACTCGTACCCCCGCCCTGCGTAGTAGAGACGAGTCTGCCGAGCGCGTGTGGTGCCGCTCTGCGCGTCGATCTGACGCTGGATGTCGTCGCGCGCCTTGATGAGATCGTCAATCGAGCGGTAGGTGACGCTCTGCGATCCGATCGTGACTTGGCGCTCTCCAGATGCAATCGCGGCGTTCAATGCGTCGAGGTCTGCTTGCGAGACGGCCATAAGAGTTCCACCAATTCAGTGCGACCGAATTATGCAAGCGGAACACGCAAACACAGAGTCGGTTAAATTTCGCTGCGCACTTTCATTGAATTAGCGGCATATCATTTAGTCTATGAAAAATGAGCCAAAGACGAAGCGAGGGCGCAAGCCGATGATTGACGCCGAAGCGATGGCGCGCATCGGACTGACGCTTGACAAGATGACACTACGCAAGTTGCGAGTGCTCGGAGACGGCAACGTCTCAGCCGGCGTGCGCAAGGCCGCCGACGTGGCCTACGACGCTTACCAATCAGGAAAGATATGACGACCCGCGGGAGCGGCGCGTGCGCGTGCGCGACGCAGGCGCAGACTCAGGCGTAGGCCGCTCTGCCGCAGGCTGCGCGATGATCGTGTTGGCCTGCATCTCCCTGCGGTCCTCGCGCATGATCTTGTCGCTGTTCTCTGTGATGGTACGCGCCCACTCGGGCGCACTGTTCCAGTCGATCTTGTCAACGCCGAGACGCAGGCAGCCGGCTTCGCAGTAGGCAAGCAGGTCGAACGCCTCGTTGCGCTTGCGTATCTGCGACCAGGTGCCGTCAGAATTGCGGACCTCGGAATTCAATTCGTCGAGGAACGACGGCGGTAGCCACGCGGGGATGTGGACGTAACCGGGACCAGGGGTCGGGCGCTTCAAGCCGGCGGCAATGACATCTTTCAAGCGGTCGCTGTTCAAAAGATAAAGAGGGATGTCGCCTTTTTCTTTCGGGTTGCGGCCACCCACAAGCGACTCTTTGATGAACGGCGTGTTGCTCGCAAACTTCTTGCTGTCCTGACCCTTGATGAGCATCACGCGCATTCCGATGCCCTGCGCTCGAACGCGGCGATACCACGCATAGGCGCGTTCGGTCACACCGTCTTCACCGCCCGTATCAACCACGGTGAGCCTGATTCGCATCTCGACGTTCTCGTGCTTGGTCTTGTACGTCGAGCGCACCACGCGCTCTGTAATCAAGTCCCAATCCTCGGCGTAGCCTGTAGGGTCAATCGGCGCCGGGCCGCCAAGCCCTTCGCGCGCCGACTCGGTGATGGCGTAGCGATCAACGAGCCACTTCTCGCGGTGTGGCCCAATGGCGTGAACCTGCACGACGAAGCGCGAGCCCACGCCGCCCTGCACGTCAATGCTGGCGACGAGGAAGCGCGCGGCGTCTGGTACAACGTAGCGGTCAAGACTCTTGTCACGCCGCGATGAGGGATCGCGCGCCGCGGCGGCAGCTTCGCGCAAATGGCGCGACAGGTACGGCATGCCCTGGTCAGTGTTGGTCGTCGTCTTTATCGCTTCCTCAGAGTTCGTGAGAACGTAGTCACGAAGCCCTTGCAGGTAGCGCAGGATGATTGAACGCCACGACTGGTAAGCAGCGGCTGCACCGCCCATCCAGTAACCGGCAATCGTGCTTTCGTGCGCCTTGCCGACAACCTGTCCGCTTTTGGTGAGCGTCAAGCCATCTTGCAACCAGCGGCCGGCTTTGTTCAAATCGAACTTGGCGCGCGGCCCGATCTTTCCCTTGCAGTGCGGACACACGACGCGATTGTGTTCGACCGCGATTTCCTCAAGGTCAGCTTCGCGCACGATCTCCAACAGCGTGTCCTCTGCCGGCAGGCCGAACAACGATAGGCCAGGGGCGGCTTCAAAGTATTCGCTGCAGTCGGGGCACTGCCAGTAGAACCGGCGACGGTCACTGCGGTTGTAGATCGAGAGAATGCCAGGTGCTGGCGGCGCTTCGTGCAAAGTGCGCGGCTGCCAGTGGGGGTCGATCAGTTCCTTGCCGGGACTCGACTCGACAAGGCACATGCCGCGGCTCAAGTAGGTCTGCGTGCGCTTTAGCGCGAGCGAAAAAAGCGGACCCTCGCCGTCCACGTTTTCGGCGTTCTGCATTCGGTCGATGTCAGTGATCGCCACGTAACGGTAGGTCGAACCCGATACGTTCGACGCAGTAGGCCATGCGATGCGCAGCCACATGCCATGCCTGAACGTTTTATCGTGGATGTTGTCGTCTTGCGACCCGCCCATAAGTTCGTTCAAGCGCGGCGAGTTGCGAATCGCGCGGTCAATCTCAACCCGCGAAAACTCTCGGGCTTTCTCTTGACTCATTTGAATCATAAGCATGTCGCCAGGGTCGGATGAAACCCCGTGTGCCATCCAACCGAGCAACAAACCAGCGGTCTTGCCGGTGCGCGCCGGACCGATGAAGCACACCGCCTCGTGACGCCGCGAGGCGAGCATATTCATTGGCTCGATCATGTACGGCGTTTCTTCGGCATTCCACAAGCCCGGCACGCCGCCTGGTTGCTTGAAGCACAGCGTCTCGGCTGCCGACTGAGCGACCGTTACCTTGCGCGGCGGTTTGAAGGCTTCATGCGATTGAAGCACATCAACCAGTGCGCGGGATTCCTCACGTGTCGTTGGCTGTTGCGACATTGGTGCGGTATGCGAGTTCGAGGTCTTTCATCAACTGCCCCTTGCTGGCAGCGATGATGTCGCCGACCGCTTCCGCGGTCTCGGGCGAGATGCCGAGCGTCCGCTCAAGCACGTCGGGGATCGCGTCGAGGCTCTGGCTGATCGTGGCGAACGCACGCGCGCAGGCAGTTTGCACCGCGGCGCGCTGAACAACCCGCCCTTCCTCGAAGTCGGCTTTGATCGCCGCCTGTCGAGCCAAGTGATATTCCTTCTCGGCGCGTGCCTTCTCGTACTTGGAGTAGGCCGATTCGCCGCTTTCGTCCAGGCCGAACATGTCGTCAACCGAGTCGCGCGGCGCCCCGCCCTCTTTCAGAGAGCCGTCAGGGTTGCGCTTCTTGCGACCGGCGTTAGGTCGTGCGCCACCTAGACCGGGCACGCGGGGGTAGGGATTGTCCATCAATTGAGTATGTCGCAAATGCGCAAGCGGCGCAACGCTAGTCAATTCAAGGACTTGCGTAGGCCATTTCGCAGTCTAATCGTAGATTTCAGATTGCGAAATCCGAAAACAGGCGAAAAACGAGCCCATTCGCCCCCGCACGTATATAGGTAATGCAGGGGCCCCGGAACCCTGCACCCTGCACCCTGCACCCTGCACCCTGCACCCTGCACCCTGCACCCTGCACCCTGCACCCTGCACCCTGCACCCTGCACCCTGCACCCTGCACCCTGCACCCTGCACCATGCCCCCGGAACCCTGCACCCTGCACCCTGCACCCTGCACCCTGCACCCTGCACCCTGCACCCTGCACCCTGCACCCTGCACCCTGCACCCTGCACCCTGCACCCTGCACCCTGCACCCTGCACCCTGCACCCTGCACCCTGCA